ACAGCTGCAATGATTTTGAAGATGCTATGGTGCAGGCATACGAAGCAGCCGACGGGTCTGAGCATGTAATTTATCATTATCAAGCGCACCAGCTTTGCATAGGATGCAATACCGATCTTGGCGAGGATTACCTACAGGACATGGGCGAGCCTCGAACTGGCTGGACATATAATACGATAGCCAGCGCTATTGCATACGGCGAAATCCACGCTCGTATTTATCACGAAATTTCTAGAATATTTGAAGGGAAAGAAGACCAATGACCACCAGATCAGACCGTGACGAAATTCTATTCCTAGAGGGCGCGATCCAGCGCACCGAGAAAATGGCGGCCAACATGCTGGCCGAATACGGCCACGGTGTGCGCCCGTCCTTCGTGTCAGCCGACCTTGCCGATTACGGCGACAGGATCAGCCGCTACAAGGCCGAGATCGCACGTCTGGAGGCAGCGCAGCATGGATAACGCCCTCAGACGCGCAGTTGCAGACGCTGCCATCATCGGACCCATCACCGCAGCCGCTGTGCACAACGTCAGCCTCTGCGCACTCTACGCAATCATCAATCAAACCAAAGGATAAACAAATGAACCTCGCAACAATCACAATCACAAACCGCCTGCCAACTGACACTGGATTTGCCCTGCGCCAAGACGACGGCTCGTTCGCACAAGTATTCGTCCCTTCACATATATATCGCGGTGCTGGAATGCAGATCGGCCATACTTACGACGTAGTGCTGGCAGAAAACTCTGAAGCCCTCCGCGCAACAACACCTTGGCGCGTATGCCAAATGGATGTCGGCCCCGTGAACGGCCAGCAACCAGCGCCAGAGAAGGCAGCGCCAAGGCCCACGCCATCTGCCCTGATCGACGACAGGATTCTTGAGCAACTCAGCGCCTCGCTATACATGACCACGGGCGAGATCACGACGGCGTTGGGGGCCAGCGGCACAATAGTTCGAGACCGCTTGATGGCGATGTTTAACCGCAACCAGATCGTGCGGGCAGATGTTCATGCGCGGCCAAATTTGCAGCGTGCCACGATGTGCCTCTGGGCCATCGACATTGACGCATTTATCGCAGAGGGAGAATGAGCATGACCAATGGCATGAACGGGTCCGAATCCCGCACGGTAAACGAGCAGATCGTCAAACTAGCAAATGATGGCAAATCTATTGCACAAATCGCGGACGGGGTTGGCATGAAAAGCACTACCGTCGCCCGCCGCATGACGACCTTGATGCGCAACGGTAAATTGAAGACTTACTCCGAGCGCACAGGGCGCATCAACACAGAGGACGGCCGTTACCGCATCCTGCGCAAGCGCTACAACCGCAACACGGGGAGCATCATGGAAATCCTGACGAGCATCACGTTTGACGAAGCGTCGTGGATTTACAAGACGGCTCCAGAGGGTCTGAATATTGCTGAGTGGATCGGCGTGCTGTTGCGCGACGTGGTCGCAGAGGAGAACGGACAATGATCAACGCATTTAATTTGGACAGATCGCTGGCGACAAAGCACGAAGGTTTGATTGGGCGGGCGATGCAGCGTGCGGCGAAATCTGAAGGCCACCTGCAAGTTGTCCCAAAACTCATCGTGACAAACGTCGGCAAACGGTCAGACGGCACGCGCTCGCTTGGTGACATGGCGCTCAATCACTTGCAGTCGATTTCGCCTCAGCGGCTTATCTTAACGGAGGTCACAAAGGCAATCGCGGGGTCTGATTTGCCGACAACCCGCTACAGCGTGAAATATGCATTGCAGAGCCTGATAAATCGCGGGCTAATACAGCACGCCTTTCTTCGGCGCAATTTGATCGAATACTGGTTTGAAGTGGATGAAGACCTATGACACCACTTATCACGATCTTGCTCGTCCACATCGGCGCTGACGTATACAGCACGACTTACCCGTCGCAGATGGCGTGCGGAGAGGCGCTGGTCGTCATAGCAGAGGCCACACCAGTCGTCGGGGAGCCACGCATCTGGGCTAGATGCGTGCGCACCTATGCCCCCAGCCAGTCGATCAGACCGCGTGCAAGAGGAGAAATAGAATGACTAAACTTGAAGAGCTAAAGGCTGCCCGTGATGCTGCTCGTGATGCTGCTCGTGCTGCTCGTGCTGCTCGTGCTGCTGAGAAAGTTGCACGGCTGATAATGCTGCTAATGCTGTGTGGTACGCTGCTAATGCTGCTAAACTAAAGAGGCAAAAGGAGAAGCAGAATGACTAAACTTGAAGACCTGAAAGCTGCCCGTGATGCTGCTGAAGCTGCTTATGATGCTGCTCGTGCTGCTTATGCTGATAGTGCTGCTGCTTATGCTGCTGCTGAGGATGCTTATGCTGATGCTCGTTATGCTGCTGAGGCTGAACTGAAGAAGCAAGAGGAGACTTGTAATGGCCGACAGTGACCTGACCCCAGCCGACGCCGCCGTGCTGAAGTACCTGAGACGGCGCGTGGACAACTTGCAGGACGAGCGCTGGCGGGCCAATGCACCTGCAAGCATCGCCAACGAGCTGCAAATCGCCATGCGTGACCTGCGCGAGTTTACGTCTGCAAAACGGCAGCAGGGGTTCAACATCTGAGAGATCGTGTGGGGCGCAGTTAAAATGAGTCGAAACGACAGCGCATTTTGGTAGCACGTTAACCGAACAATCGCTTTGCAGCCATTGAGCGCCCCACGTCACAGCAATAGCAAAAGGAGAGACCGATGCAAGACGAAAAGACAACAGTGACGATCCGAGGCAAATCTGCTTCGTCACATCCAGAGCCACGCAAGTTTACAGTAAGCCTGCCAGCGACGCCGTGGGATAACGAGAAGGAGAAATCAGAATGAACCGATCCGAGATATTAGCAGAAGCCGACCGCATCATCACAAAAGACCGCGCCGCGACGCATGGCGATGCCGAGGACAGCTTCACGATGATTGGAAAAATGTGGAGCGCCTATCTGGGCGTTGATGTGTTGCCGCACGACGTTGCGATGATGATGGTTCTATTCAAGGCCGTCAGGTTTCGGGGGAATCCGTCAAATTCTGAGAATGCGCTCGACGCTGTAGGATATTCCGCACTTGCAGGCGAGATAGCGACAGAGGGTTGACACACTAGGTTACGCTTTTGTAGGTTAGGGCAGATGGATCGTGCAGAGCCATCTGCCCTTAATCATAAATTGAACGAGAAAGGTTCAAGAGATGACTGTATTGCATTTAAGCGCAAACGAGATTGATGTCTATGCATCTCGCAGAAAGTGGAAAAATCCGTCAGGAACCAAAACTTATTTTGCATGGCGCAACATGAGGTCAAGATGCCTCAACCCCAACAGCGCAGCATGGAAAGACTACGGTGGCCGAGGCATCACAATCTGTGATCGCTGGGCGGACAATTACGACGCTTTCTTCGAAGACGTGGGAGAGGCACCAGATAACCTGTCTCTAGATAGAACCGATGTGAATGGAAATTATGAGCCGAGCAACTGTGCGTGGGTGACCCAAAAAGAGCAGATGAATAACACCCGCTCAAACCGCAACATTGAGCATAACGGTGAGAGCATGAACCTTACACAATGGGCGGCGAAGCTGAGCATTGGAACTGACACTCTTTTTCGTCGTCTCAGCGTTTATAAAATGCCTCTAGAAAAGGCGCTAACATCTGGAAGCCTTCAGCCCAAATGGAGTCACGGCACTCGCGCAGGATACGAAAGCGCTAACTGCCGCTGCGATGAGTGCAGGGCGGCTCATGCCGCGAGGCATAGAGTCATGAGAGCAAAGCGCAAAGCAAAAAAAGCGCTCGCGCTGGGTTATGAACTAGACACCAACGGCTAACTCGCGCAGCGTCTCGGTCAACGCGGCAGGCGTAAAGTCTGCCGTCTTGACCCTGACAAACGTCTGCGACATCAGCGGGTCGTTGCCGCGCATGAACAGCACAGTCGGCCCGTGCTTGCCGTCGATGCACAGCGCAAACCAGTCGGCGCTGCTGTTGCCTATGCGGAACGCTGCCGACGCACCTCTCGCTGTGTAGCACGTCTTGACCTCGATGGAGATGAGCCGACCATCTGGTCGCACGGCGACAATGTCGAATTGGCCGTCTGATCTGGTCGCCTCACAGCCCACGCGCTCCAACAGATAGCAAACGTAATACTCGCCAGAGCGTCCGACGGATGTCGTTTGTCGGCTCACTGGCAGGTATCGGCCCAAGTTTCGTTGTGGATGACAATGCCGACCAGCAGATCGCGATCCGCTTGCATCAAGTCGTCGATGGTCTGCGTGCTGCCGAGCCAGAGCGGGCCAGCAAGGTCGCAGTAGTTACCGCTTGTCGGCGTTTGGGCGCAAGAACTTAGCAGCCCGCTCACCGAGGCCAACATCGCCCAATGTCTCAATCTCATGTTCCCGCTCCATTCTACGCAACGCAGCATCGAGGCGAACCTCTGCCTGCTTGCGGGCCATCTCATTCAACTTGGCGTCAACGTATGCAGACCGCCATTGCAGCAAGCCAGCGACAAAGGCCAGCAATGCCAGCGCGTATAATTGCAGGCGCAGGGTCATCGAACGCCCGCTGACCATTTGACCAGACGCTCACGCAGGATGAACAGCGCCAACGCGCCGATCACAAAGCATCCGACCAGTGCAATGGTCTGCGCAGTGCCGTCGAGCGAATTTAACGCCCCCACAGCGCCGCCAACGGCTGTGGCACCCTGCACGACGCTAGATTGCACCGTGCGGCTCTGTGCGGCGCTCTGACGGCCCTGTGGCGCTTCTGCTGGCACGACGGGAACTGGCGTCCAGAATAATGCGACTTCGGCCTCACGGCGGCGCACAAGGCCAGCCAGCACTTTGCCGCCAGCTTTGTTCCAGAGTTTGATCGCGGCTGCAGATCTTGCCTTGTCACCAGCGTTGAAGTGGCGAAGACAACTGCTTTTTCGATAGCCCGTCATCCCAATGTTGTATGCCAAAGAAACCATCGCCGCGAACTCGTTCTCATCTACGGGGGCCGTGATAACAGCCTCAACACCCGCAGCGAACTTTGCGACGGATTGCTCAAGATACCATTCGGCTTCGGCTTCAGTGATGACCATGCCAGCTTCAGGCTTGATGCCGACGCCAGCGCTGGCTGTCGTGCCGTAGCCAATAGTCCAAACGCCTGCTGGGCATTTGTATGCTTCCAGTCGAAGCCCTTCGAACTCTTTGATCAGATCAATGCCAGCTTTGTTGACTTTCATGTTCAGCCCTTCAGGTGATTAAATGCGAACGCAATTGCGCCTGTGACAACGATCCAGAATACCCGCTCGGCGAAGCGTAACGCCTGACCGTTGCTGCCGACACGGCTTTCAACCAGCGTAAGACGTCGGCTTTGACTGCTCTGGTCCGCGTCGAGTGCATCCATCCGCTTAAACAGCGTAATCATGCGCTCTTCCATGCGGGCCAGCGCCACGATGGCGTCGCCCACTTGATCCAGCTTCTTCTCAATGCGCTCAAGGCGTGCGTCGTCACTCATCAGAGCCAAACCCGTGAAGGTGTCACTGGCGTTGGGTCTACAGTGTAAGCGACCAGCGCTTCAGCGTCTGCTCGTTTGGCCTCCCCTACTAGACGTAGGTTAATGTGCCAGCCATCTAGAGCAGCCACCTCAGGATACTCATTGCCATCTGCGTCTGTAAGCATGACGCCTGTTGGCTTGTTGATGATCCCCACAACGTCAATTGCATAGTCAGCAGTGTGATGCACAAGGTAGGGGTCGCCTACGTTGGCAACAGTTTCCTCGCCTGTTTCGTCGTCAACGGTGGTTTCCGTGTCTTGACGATAGAAGGATGCTAACACCGAAGGCATGTCAGCCTCAGATGCCAGCTTGATGTAGAAGTCTGTCTTGGGTGTTTCTAGGTCGATCATATTGTAGCCTCCGCAATGCCAGTGTCGCCAATATCGTCAGACCATACCCGCAGCTTGCCGATTGTTCCCATGTAGGTAGGAGCAAGCGAGAAGTTCGTAGCTTGAAGGTACGGCAGTGCCGTAGGTGTGGTGTTGGCTGTGAGTGCAGTTCCGTCTACAGCGCCGTTGAGGAAGGTAGAACCGTGGCGGGATGCAATGTTGAATGGGATGTTGACGCCTTGGGAATAGGCGGTGCCACTGCCAGATACGGCGTCTGCAGATATTCCGTCGCCTTGCTCAAATACAGGTCGCCCTGTGTAAGTCCCAAAGGTACTTAGGGACTGCTTTATTCTAATTGTTCCATCGCTGCGAGCGGTGAACACTACTTCCGAAGAACCACCCGTATCAGCATACGTCATCAGCCCGTCCATCTGAATTGACACTGCGAGGGGGTTGATCTCTTTGACGGAGATGTTGTCGAGGGAGACTGTGGTGCCTGTCGAGAAATTGCGAAGACCAATGTTGAGGCTACTATCAGGTGCAACATAATAGATCGTATGCGTTCCAACTCCTTTCGAAGCAAAGTTGATGTTAGATACAGGCGGTTCGTCTAAGTATAATGCTGCAGAAATTGAACCGTCTAGATCAACGACAGTTACGGATATTGCATATACAGAACCCGCTGTTACAACGATGTTTTGAGACGCACGAGAGGTTGCCGTGGCTGCATCTAAGTCAAGATACCCCGCAGGGTTCCAAGCAATAGAACCGCCAGCAGAAGACGCATCAGCCCACCCACTCGTATCAGTATCAAACGTACCATTTGTCACCAACTCAGGCCCGATAACAACAGGCGTAGGCCACGGCATGTTCGCCGCTGGGACAGTCAATGTCTCCGCTGCACGAGTTGCTGTAGCACCAGCAGTAGGGATGTAGCTGGATGGGGTTGAGCCTGCTTCGAGTTGTGCTCCATAAGCTAAGATGCCAGATGTTCCATCCCCAAGGAACGAACTAACCCCGTCAGTTTCTGCTGCGAAGATTTGTAGCCCGCTTCCAGCGGTTGCATCCGAAGTTGATACTATCGAACACCTATACCAACCATCGCCCACGTCCTCTATGAGGGCATCGTCAATCCCGTTGCCACTACTTCCCACAGCACCAGTAGACAGATTAAAATAGCAAGAAGCACTAGCAGGAAATCCGGCTGTGTTAAAGCCTAAAATGGCGTTGTCATACCCGTCAGCCTTTACATAAACGGAACCACAGTATTTAGAACTTCCGTCTGGGACGAATGAATTAGCATCAAAAACAAGATGTGAACCAGTAGTAGCCTTTGGGGTAATTTTTGACGCATTTGTAATGCCGTCTGGCGATGCTGCTGCGTTCTCTGTAATCGTCGTCCCAGTCTTTGAATACTCCGCATCAAGAATTGTTGAGAATGGCTGTAAATTCGTCCGAGCTTCACTCTCGTGGAAGTACCCTTCGTCTACCCATGCAGAGCCATTGTAGATGTGGTGGCCTACACGGGGCAGGTA